GAGGAAAGAGGAGCGGAAGGAACTGGCATCCCCTTTTGATTAATCGTAGTCGTATCTGCATGCGCTTGATGTATGCAAACAAGTAAACAAAGTGTTAATAAAATCCCAATTAAAATTTTCATTTTTAAACCTTATAAATTTATTTAAAATATGGGCCTACCATCCAAGTTACAATAGAGTATCTTACCCCTTTAGTTATAGGCTCAACACCATGTGGCATAAATGATGGGAATATCAACACAGTGCCTTTCTTTTGTTCGGGATATAATCTTTTATGGCTATTTTGAATATAAAATTTACCACCTTCAAAGTCATCATTTAAAAATACTAATATGGTTAGCTTTCTTGTTTCATTTGATTGTGCATGGAATGTATCTACATGCGTTTCATACTTACCATTCACATCATACATCAAGAATTCAGATTGATTAGAGTGGGTAATATCATACTTCCATATCTCATGATTTACATTTAAACCTATAGCTGTAAGTGTTGCACCAATTCCTGCGTATAAAGGAAGTTGTAATCTTTGTACGTTTCTAATATCAAGATTGATATTCTTTTCTAAGTCCCGACCTTCTCCAATAAACGGAGGTTCTTTTTCTACTTCGGGCTTAGAATATTCTTGAATAAGTTTGTCACAAAAAGCTTCGGATACTGCATCACGAACAACATAACAATCTTCAATCGCTTGATTTGTTTGTCCGCCTTCTGTTTTACTTAATCCTAGTGATTCACGTTTATCATATTTCCATTCAGCATGGGGGCCGTTTTGATCTACATAATGTAAGAATACTTGTGCTTGCCATTTACCTTCTTTGTAAGCTTCACGCCAATGGTATATGTCACACCCTCTATACATAACCGCATCGCCAATATCCATCTTAACTTCTGTGGCTTCTGACTTATCTTCGTTAGCACCCATAAAAATAGGCCATACATCACCTTCAAAATCAAGAGTAAGCGATGCAGATATTTCACATGCTGGTCTATCTTTATGAACTTTTAATTCTTCACCTTGATTGTTATATAATCTTGCATATGAATAAGTAGGAAATAGTTTAAGTCCCGATGCTTGTTCGAAATGTGGAGTTAAGTCCTCTAATAACTTATCAAAAGTTACTGTGCCATGTATGGCTTCAGACTTAGGGCATTGTTCGTCTTTAACCGTTTTCTTTTCATTAACTAATCTTTTTAGTTCGTTAGCTAATTCTTTACAAGAGTCCTTATGTAAGAAATCTTTTAAATGAACATAACCTTTTTCTTTAAACTCTTGTATTGAATCCATATTTATGGATTATGTATTTGACCAAATTGGTTCAGGTTCAGGTGCTGGCGGTGGCACAGGATAAATTTCTTTATCGCTTGTATTATAATACCATTGATCTGCTACAACATCGTCAGCACATGGTGTCCAAAATAATGGAGGTGACACTTCAAAAGTTTGATCTTCAACTTCAGCTACTCTGCATGAATTAGCAATAGGTGTAAAAATAGGTTTAGGAGGTGTATCCGTTGTCCATCCTGAAACATATTGAATTGGACTTTCGTTTGGGCTTATTAAAGCATTTTTCATATTATTTTCCTTTTTATCCTACAAATTCTACTAAAATTGCACCACCTACTCCGCCAGCTCTATTTCCGGCAGTGGGGGTGCCTCGACCGGAAGCACCGGCATATTCAGCTAGTGAAGATGAATATGCTATAGCAGCGTTTTTTCCCGGCCCTGTGTCTCTTGCATTTCCAAAAAATAATACAGAACTGCTAAGACCATAATCAACATTATAATTAACAGTGCCTGCAACATTTCTTTTTAATTCAGTTCCTACTGAAGTTGTGCCAGTTCCATTAGCGCCATTTGCAGAGCTTGTTCCTCCAGCACCGCCTGTTGCACTTACCGCAGGCCCAAATGATGAAGTTCCACCACTTCCGCCTGTAGTAGCAGGAGAGGCTGCACCACCAGCGCCTACAGTAATAGCTACAGGCGCAGATACTGGCACCATAGCTATAGCAAAACCACCAACCCCTCCTGCTCCTACTGATCCACCTCCGCCACCACCGCCCACCACAATTACTCTAACTTGAGTGCATGATGCAGGTTTTGTCCAAGTGCCTGGAGCTGTAAATAATTGATTTTGAAATTGACCGCCCCCTGCCGCCGCTGATGCCCAAGTAGTACCATCTGAAGTTAAGACATTACCTGATGAACCTGGTGCTACAAATGTTACAGCAGAAGTTCCTGCACCTAGTAAAACATTATTAGAAGTTAGTGTTGATGCGCCTGTACCGCCGTCAGACACTGTTATTGGTGTTGCGACGTCTATTGCTGGGGCTACAATCCCTGTGGTTCCGTCTAGTGTTATTGACATGTTCTACTCCTAAGTTTTATTTTTATAACGCTGTAATTTGTGCTTGTAAAGCTTGAAGCTGAGCTAACAGTTCTTCTTTAGTAGGTGCAATTACTGGTGTTTCTTCTACAACCACAACTGGGTTTGCTTTGATAAGCTTGTCTTGAGGGTCATACCAGAATTGATCTGCTACTACATTGTCTGCACAGTCAACCCACATAAGGCCAGAGCCTACTTCAAAAACGTTATTAGCGTCTTCTACTTGAGCTACTCTGTAACCTGATTCTCTAGGTTCTACTGTTGATATTAATGCTTTCTTTGCCATTTTGTTTTTCCTTGTTAGTACTTTTTAAAAAATTTGTTTAAAATTCTACGATGACTACGCCACCAGCACCAGCACCGCCAGCTGGTGTTGCTGGTGGACCATTATTACTACCACCACTGCCACCACCGCCATAATTAGCCCCAACAAGGCCAGCTCCTGGGCTAGAAGCCTTTGTACTGCCACCTAATATCGAACTACCACCAGAATATGCACTACTGCCTCCATTGCCCCCCCAAGAGCCTTTAACCTGTAAAGTTCCTGCTGAACCAGCACCACCAGCCCCACCAACACCTTGCCCAGGACCAGCAGCAGTTCCAGTAGTCCCCCCAGTAGCTGAAGCTAGAGCACCAAATGAAGATGTGCCAGCCGCCGCACCTACTGTAACTGCATAAGGTGTTGAAGCTGTCACAGGCCCTACATAAATAGCTGCACCGCCACCGCCACCGCCACCGCCATCAGTGCCAATAGGGGCACTACCAGCACCTCCGTTACCACCACCGCCCACAACAGTTACTTTAATTTGTGTTGTTGTAGCAGGAGTTGTGAATGTGCCAGGAGAGGTAAATACAGTCATGTTTGAGAAGCCGCCAGCAGGTAAACCTGTAATTTGGGATGATGGTATTGAACTTGCACTTGTTAATACAGTCCCACTTGTCGCTGGTAGGGTGAGCGTCGTTGTGCCCGCTACTGCTGGGGCGTCTAGTGTAATGGTTCCCGATGTGTTACCTGATATGACTACTGAGGACATTATGCTACTCCTTCTAAAGCTGTAATTCTTGCTTTTAAGTCGTTGATGATAGTTTGTTGTTCTTGGATGGCTGCTGTTAGAGTAGCTACTAGGAATGATGTGTCTATGCATTGTGGTTTAATAGAACCATCTTCATTAACTGCATCTTTTTCACCAACAACAGCGTCAGGAATAATTGCTTGTAATTCATGAGCAATAAAACCTTGTCCATTAGAGTCATCTGTTTTCCATGTATATATTACTGGTTTAAGTAAAGAAACTTTTTCTAAAGCTCCTGTCATTGGTGCTATGTTTTCTTTTAAACGATAATCAGAAGTTGTACCATAAGCTGTTCCACCAGAATTAATTGTGATATTACCAACATTTGATGCAGATGCATTATAAAATTTAATACCATCTCCACCATTAGTATTAATTTGCATACCCATGATTGAAGCATTAGTGCTTGTTGTAAAAAACGCAGCGTTTCCAGCATTAGTTATACTTAATTTAGGACTAAATCCACCTGTTGTAATTTGACTTGTAGTCCCCACTAACACATTACCACTAGAGTCTATACGCATACGTTCTGTAGCGTTTGTAGATAAAATTATTGACCCTGCATCTGCATTATATAAAAACATATCAGATGAACCAGAATTTACACCTATACTTGATCCATCAGTTGTAGTTGAATTTCTATATAATGTATACGGTGAAGACGATCTAAATATATGAAGAGGAGCTTCAGGACTCGTAGTACCAATCCCTACATTCTGTGATGCGTCTATAGTAACCGCAGTTGTTGAACCGTTAGTAGCTAGTTGTAATACGCCAGAGGTATCCCCAGCCATGTTGAGTGCTGTACCCGATGTAGTGCCTGCTGAAATTATTGATGCCATGTATTTTCCCTTATAATATTACGTAGCGTGATCCACTAGGTATAGTGACTGTAACACCACCTGCTATTGTGATAGGGCCTACAGATTCACCGTTAAAATTTGTTGTCATAGTATAATTGTTACTAAT